ACCTTTGTAAGGTTCAATTGATCTGATATTTGTATCACACTGTATTACAGTTACATCAACACCACATTTATAAATATGGTAGATTTCACTCATAAACTCTTTAAGTTCATCATCACTTACAGAACCTGAAGTATCTATAGCTAACAACATATGTTGTCTCATTTTTACTTTAAGACCCGGATTAGCATCAAACCTTCTATTCTCTTTTCTTCTGATCTTCTTAGTAAATACTTTGGTACTAACACCAGTAAATCTCCTAATGAATCCTCTCCAGTCAAATTTAGGTTTAACAATCTCTTCAATTTTGATCAATCCTTCTATCTCCCCAGGAATATTACCTTTCTTCTTTTCTGTCTGCTCTTTAGCATCAGAAAGAACCTTTTGTAACTGTTTCTCTATAAGTTTCTGTTCTGCTTCTGTAAGATCTTCAAAGTCTTCCCAAGTACTGTGATCAGGTATCTCACCATTCTCTATATTCTCAAGAAGTTGATCCATATTAGAGTCTCCACAAGTACCATTCTTATCTTTTTCATCCTGAAGTTGATTCAGTTTGTCATAATAATATCTAGCACCGGCCTTTCTATCTAGTTCTATATCAGTATAGTTATCTATATCAATACCACCTTCTGGTAGATACTGTTTACTTATATACTGATTTATCTCCATATCCATTGCTACATTAGCTAGTTTCTTGTTAGAAAACTTAAAGAATGTAGTAAGATGTCCAAAAGCAATATGTAGTAACTCATGCTTCAATAATCCATATCTGTGGTCTTCACTGAGACTTTCCCAGAACTCTGTATTAATAGTAAGCTGATAATTAATACCATTCTTGCTCACACCAGCTGTAGGAACTCTTTTACTGTCCCATAGCTTATTCAACATAATGAGAAAGAACCCATAATAGGGCTCCTTCAACATTAGTTCTTTACCTGTTTTACTTAGACTCTGTTGTTTGTCCATTGTCTTTTAGTTTAATGTTTATTTCAAAACTATCTGTTGGGTACCCAATTTGTTCTAACATTTTTGTCATATCTCTTACAAAATATTCCATAAACAACTCTACTGAATTCTTAGAACCTTTATGCCCTGTAATAAGACTTAGAGTTCTTGGGCTAGTAAGATTACTTTCTCCAACTATACTTACTAGTTTGCTGTGTAATTTCTTCCCAGCCTCAGACCAGTCAGATCTTTGTACACCAGAGAATTTATACATTACAAGTAACTCTCCTATGTATTTATCTACATCAACATTCTTCAATGCCTGAAATGCTACAATATGATTCTCTTTATCAGAGGATTGTAACATATTTAATAAATTTCTTGTTTCTTCTTTGTCAAAAATCATTTTACTCATTAGTCTTCAATTTTTAAAGTTTTTATTGCCCATTTTTCAGGTTTACCACTTGCAATCATATCTACCCATTCTTTTGCAGTAGGGATATAGTTGTTGCAATCCTCTTTGACATGTTGTTCTCCTACATATCTTACATATACATCTTTACCGTCAGAGTTGGTAATAGTCATACCAAATCTTTGTTCACATTCAAATATACCCTCACTGTGGTGTCTGAATACTCTATGCATACTGTGTCCAATCCATCCTTTAGTTTCATCAAACCATTTATGGATTTCCAAATAATCTACAGGAGATCCTCCAAACTTTTTAGCTGAGGATTTTGCATGTTGCCAAGGATGTGCCATACTAAAGATTTTTAAATTCTTCCTCTAAATCTGTTATAGCTATAATAACATCATCAAGCTCTTTTTTAATAAGATCTTTTATCCCTTCTTTATCATATAAAGGAACTTCACTTTTTCTTCCAAAAGCACCTGCTGAGTATTGTACTGTTACTGATGTAAAACATGATTTAAGAGCTTCTTCAAGTCCTCTTTTTCTCCTAATAAATTTATCAATGTTTTCTTGTAAATTTTTACCAGTAATAAATTTTTCTTTATCCATTATTCTTCTTCTGTTTTACTTAATAAATCTCCATCATGAAAGAAATCTTCAGTCTCAGTAACTCTTACATGATTATTAATAATATACTTTCCTGAAGGAACACATATACATAAATCTCCAAAGCCACCTTCATTATTCCACCAGTCTTCTATATCATTAAGAAGTTTTTCATCAGCAAATGATTCAATTTGGTAATAAAGATCTCCATCTAAATTTGTTAAAGTATATTCATTGTCCCAATCATTTACATTGTCATTTACATCTTCTGGAGTTTCACATGGAACTTTTGTATAACCAATCCATTCTATGGCACCTGAGTCTCCTCCACCATCATATTTTACTTTAATACCTGTGATACCTAAATCAGCCAACTTAAATAAGAGGCTTGTTAATTCTAATTCTGTCATAACTATTTAATTTTGTAAAATCTACCTAATATGTTTCCATTTAGGAATTCTTCTTTTTCAAGTACTTCGTGAACAAACTGATGTTTGGTTTCTTGATATGTAAGCTCCATACCTGAGTAACATATCAATAAGATTTCTCTTTTGATTACTACTCCTGCTTTGTGAGCTTCCTTTAGAACTTTATTACTACTGTAATAGTTCATGAAGTCTGGTTTTAACTCTCTTTTGTACTTCTTAAGTCTCTTGTCCGTGGACATGGCTAGAGCTTTTTTACCAAGAGGTTTCTTTATATTAGCAAAGAAATTCTTCTTACCAACATATGCAACAGACTTACCATCAATGATAGCAGTCATAATATAAATAAATCCTACACCTCCTTGAGGTATATCACCTTCATTAAATTCTTTTCCTTGATGGATCCAACTCATAATGCTTGTTTTAATAATGGAAATAATTTATTTCTTGTGGCTTCAATACCATGTATTTTAACTGAATCCGCAATATCTTTTTCATTTTCAAACTCAATTGGTATAAATCCAAATTCCTCTTGATATCTCTGCATGTATTTCTTACCTGTAGGATCATTGTCAAATAAAACCAATACTTTTTTGTATTTCATTTTTATATCTTCAACAAATTCTTTTGGTAATACAGTACTTTCAGCATCTGGAGCAATTGCTTCAATATTATTTATATCTAATAAATTAAAACATAGTAAATCTTTAAGAGATGCTACAAGTATCAAATACTTTTTATCATATTGTAGTTGCTCAAGACCCTGAGTATAATCAGATATCTTCAAAAACTTTTTAGCTGGAACTTTAGGTTGATAAATTTTGTATAAACTACCATCTTCTTTAAAATAACCATAGATAAATTCCTTTTCTATTCTTATTCTATCCATAACAAAGTCACCTTTGTCTTTTGTTAGTTCATAATATTCTAAAGGATATATATTATAATTTTCTAGAATTCTAGAATTAATATTATATGGAGTCCAATAACTTTTATCATTTGTATTCCAGTGTCTTATTTGATAATCAGATAATTTAAATCTTGTTGCTGCAAGAACAGGAGTAGAAGCACTAAAATCTGTTTTACTTATGTAACTTTCATAGTCAAACATAATCTTATCCTTTGCACTATCTCTTGTAAGATTATATAAAAGTTCAACAAGTCTTATTGCATCACCTTGATAACCTGAAGAAAAGTCTTTGAATTTATACTGACTAGTTCTTCCATCAAAATAAATAATCATAGATGGTATTTTGTCAGATGGATTAAATATTGATTTAATCTTTATTGACTCACCAGTAAGCTTTTCAGTTATATTGAGATAATACTCAAATATCCATTCTCTTGGGACATCCCATAAACTTGTAATTAACCTAGTTGATATCATACTATCAAAATTAAAATAAGGGGACCATCTCTGATCCCCCTATCCATTAGTCTAGGTTGAAATCAGAAGATGATTTTCTTGGTGTTTTTATTTCATCATCAGAATCAAATTTGTCTATTTTTTTAGCTTCTTTTTGTTTGATGATATGAGTTTTGTCATCAAAGTTCATGATGTTTGCTGCATCCAATTCACCAAAAGCATATTGCTTATCTGCTGAATTTGGAAAGAACAAATTATAATCAATGTAACCCTCTTTATTTGTCCACTCTTTACCACCTATACAGCAGTCAAAGAATTTATTTTTAATTGGAGCTGTTCCATTAAATGCATCAATAAACTCTTCAATAGTTTTATGCTTGTCATTTTGTTCTTTAAACCAATCACTGATACCCAATGATTTACAAAGATTTTGCAAGAAAATTAATATTGCTTTATCTCTTTGAATTGGTGTACCTCTTTTAGTAAAACCATCTGCAAATGCATAAAAACTACCTTTTACTTTACCAATTTGGCCATCATATCTACCTTTCTCTTGATCATTATCAATATAAAAACCTTCAAAACCTTCTAAAGCTTCAGTTTCTAGATGTAATAATAAATAATAAGCATTTTCAATATAGGTATATTGCTCTAACTCAAGCTTGTGCAATTTTACTCTATGGTTTCCTGGTTGAATTTTTTTTGGAAGTTTTCTACCTTCACCACTACCTTTACTTTCTAAGTCTAATGTACTTAATCCCATTTTTTTTGATTTTTAATTATTAAATAAACACTTCATCCCATGATGTTTTTAAAACACCTTCTTTCATTTCAGAAATTACTATTTCTTTGTTTCTTAGATGCTCTGGTCTTGCACCACAAGTAACTTCTTCATTTGTCCTAAAAGACAAAATAGTTTCATTACCTTTTCTGTACATATAACCAATAGCATCTGCATTTGCACATATTAAAGATTTGATTTTACCAGTTAAATCTATATTAGCAGACATAACCATTTCTCCCTTATCATCAACTACCTTGTCTTTAATGTGACCAGATAGAATAATGGTGGGTGCGAATTTATCAATAAATTCTAGAATTTGGAAAAATGCTTTTCTAATATATAAATAACCAGCTCCATTTGCTAATGTAAGAACACTATCTCCATCAAAGTTTTTACCCATTGTTGTATCCTGATAAAGATTGACAGCTAATGGCATGATCATATCTTCTAATGCAGTTACAGTATCAATAGTAACATATTTGTATGGAAATCCAGCAGCCTTAATTGCCTGACCTACTTCTCTTAGTTCAGATAGATTATTTACTTTAACTTTAAGAGCTTCTACATAATCAGAACCATTCTCAAGATCTATAATTAGATTGTCTTCAAGTCCTGCAAATGCAGTGGTTTTACCTGTTTTGGGCTTAGAATAAATCAATATTCTTTTAGGATTTACTCTGTTAGCCGCAACTTTTTTAGTTGGGAGTACAATACTCATATTTCACTTTTTGCTTGTTTAATAAGATCATTTAACCATTGTTTATCACTTACAGGTTTTACTAGCATGATTGCTGCAAAATCTCTTAAAGAGATATTAGATAAAGTTAAATTCTCTTGATTATCATTATCTGAATCTTCTTTTAAAGAAGGAAACTCTTCTTCAAAGTTTGGAAAATAATAAAGATCATTAACTCCATTTTGTTCTTTTGCAGGAGGTAAAGCTTGTTCTTTAGCTTTTTCATATTCAGCATAAGTCATTGTTTTACCTTTCCACAATACTTTTAACTCAGATAAATTAACAAGATATGAATCATATTCTTTACCAACATCTCCACCTGTTTTAATAGGATATTCAGTTTTATAATGTGGATTTGCTTTGTAGATAAATAAAGGTCTGTTGTTATCATACGGAGTATAATCTACAACAACTTCATTATCATCTTTTACTTTTTCAAAGAGCTCAATATAAAGATCTTTATTTTTCTTAAGTTCTCCATCAAACAATTGAATATTTTTACCTGGCAACGGACTGATATTAGATCTAAAAGCTGTTTTAATTGTAAACTCACTTTGTGCTATTCCAGCTCTGTCTAATGTTCCTTTGTGATAAAGGTAATACTCATTTTGTTTTTCATTTCTCAAATTTGGTGCTTCTCTCATTTGTTTTTAAATTTAAAAATTAATCTTCTTGTCTTCTTCCAGGAGTTGGTGCCTCTTCCAATCTCATAGTATCTCTGTTAAGTCTATAAAACTGAATACCGGTTAAACCATTTCTGGATTTTAAAAAGTGAAATACTAATGTTTCTTCATCTTCAATAATTAATTTGTCAGGACCATAGGAACTTAATCTTTTATCATAAGGTCTATTGATTCCAATTACAACATCAGCATGCTGTAAAAGAGCATCCGAACCATAGATATCAGAGTCCAAGATATAATTACCATAGGTACCTGGTTTATTTCTTTCTGGAGATTCAATACTTCTGTTAAGCTGACTTAAAATCAAAAAAGAAACAGGAAACCTTTTTTTCATTTCTGTCATTGCCTCACCTAAGTCACTTAGCATTTCAAATTTGTCTTTTTGTGACTGATCTTTTCTCAATAAATTAGAATGGTCAATACATACAAGTATATTAGTATATACTTCTTTCTGATTTCCATTTTCATCTTCTATGATTTTCTTAAAATCTTCACATTCATCTTGTATGGTAACTTTCATTTCATCTACTGTGCATGGATCATAGATCATATTAGTTTTACCTTTACCTTCAATACTTTCATATATATCAATCAATTTGTGGATATCCTCTTTGTCAATAGGTTTACCCTTGCTCATAAGTTTTTCATAGGACATTCCTGATTTTACTGATAACTTCCTTGCACCATCTGTTTCATCAACCATCTCAAGTTGGAATTTTAATATTCTAAAATCTTGATCTTTGTTGAGTTCAATGATATCTGAAGTCATCTGCTCCATGAAAAAGGTTTTACCTACACCAGGTCTTGCTCCAATGACAGTAATAGTTCGCCATTCTAAGCCATTTACAAATGCATTATTAAATTGTGGCCATGCAGTTTTTAATGTTTTTATTTCTCCTTTACTGATTGCAATAATTTTATTTATTGCTTTTTTAATAGATTCTTTCTCAGATGTTCTCTTTAAAGGAACAACTTGTTTTGTTGGTTTTTGATACATATTACTTATTGTTAAAATAGTTAAGTAATAGTTTCTTCTTTATTATATTATAAATAAAGTGACCAGCTGTTATTAAGAATTCAATAATTAGGAATTGCCATATAGTAATATGTACTATACTTGCATCAACAATTAAAAAGGCCAGTGTTGTATTTATTAGTGCAATTAAGACTAATAAAAACTGAGCTTCCATTTTTCTCATAGGTATCTTTCTTTAAATTTTGGTGTATCATCTACAGGTTTGTTTAAGATAATCTCACAATAGTTTGCTAATTCTGACATAAACTGTCTTCCATCTTCTTGTTTCCTAATAAAATACTGTGAGGTTCTCATATAATTATATTGATTATCAGCATATTCTCTTATATACTTTTTAGATGCACTAAATATTGTATCCCAATCATAATCATAATTATCAAAAAACCATCTAAATGCATTCTCTAAGTTCTTTACATTAGATCTTGCATATTTACCGCTAGGAAGTTTTATGTTTGGAAATATTAGGTTATATTGTTCAATATTTTTTAAGAAATCAGTTCCCATAATGATTTGAGAACTTTTCTTTTTACTTTTCTTAAAAAACCCATTTATTTCTTCTATAAAGATAATACTTTTATCAGTAATTTGCAAATTTTCTGTTAACCATCCTGCCTGTTTTAATCTTGTAATTTCTAGATTAGAATTGACAAATGTGTGTGGTTTAATATTTTTTGCAATACTAAATAATACATAAAAACTATTAGGTGTTAGATTTTCCCTAACTAACTTTTGAAATAATTCCTCCATATTACCAAGTTATATGTTTATAGTTTTGTATTTTTATAAATACATTGTCTGAATCCCATTTAGAACCATTATAAGCTGCACTTGCTGGATGTTTTACCATAAACTTAGTGTTATTATCATCATCAGTAAGAGAAGACCATTCTTCAGCTTTCTTACCCATATAAACATAAACAAGTCCTGGATTATAATTATTTAACCAGTCTAATAAATATGCAGTAAAAGGTTTCCATATATCATAATGACTACCAATTTTACCTACTTCAACTGTAAGAGCTGTATTAAACATAAGAACTCCTTGATTTGCCCATCTTTTTAGGTCCACATCTAAAGATCCTGGATGACCTCTGTAAACAGTTCTGTTTACTTCATCTAATATAAATCTTAAACTGGGTTGTAATTGACCTGTATTACTACAACTAAATGATATACCATCTGCTACACCCAACTGTGGATAGGGATCTTGACCAATCATAACTACTTGTAGTTTATCATATGGACATTCCTCAAATGCCCTAAATACTTGTTTTAGTGTTGGAGTAAATCTTTTATCCTCTTGACTTAGTGTATAAAGCCTTGTTAGAATATCATCAAACTCACTACTAAATATAAAAGATTTAAGAACTCTACCCCAACCACTGGGTTCAAGTTTGTCAAACATTTTTTGTTTAATTTCTTCTAAATTCATTTTTTTCTTTATTTTTGTTTAAAAATTATAGTATGCCGGTTAAAATAATGGAAATTAAAGATGATGCTCTTGTAGAGATCCAAGTTAACAAGAACTATTATGCAATGTGTAAAGCCTCTCTAGCATATTTGTTCAAAGAGAATATGGACAAAGGTAAAGATGCTGAAAATCTAGAAGAATTAAAAGACAAAACATATCATGAAATGTCTGATTTTCAAAGATTATTTTACACTCTATCATTATTAGTTGCTGAAATTGAAAGATCATCTAAACTACAAGGAAAAGTAGAAGAAAAAGAAATATTAGCTCCTGGAGATGAAGGTTATGAATCTCCTATCCAAGATTAATATTAAATTGTTCTTTACCTATCTGTATACAAGCTTCAATAGCTAACATTAATTCATCTTTACTGCAATCAGCAAAAGATTTGTAAGTTATCATTAAACCTTCTTTATAGGCTAAACCTGATTGATCTTTTACAAGACATTTCATCTCATCAAAGGTGTAACCAGATTCTTTGGCTAGTTCTCTTATACAAGCATGTACTTTTGCAAGTTGTGCTTTACTGTGGTCTAAGCCTACCACATCAATATACATGTCTACTATTTGTCCTTCAGGAATTTTTTCAATAAAAATATCATATGCTGTTTTATCTTTAGAATTTCCGTAGACAAGTTTACCATTTTTCTTTATGAATTTACCACTAAACATACTAACAAGTTATATTACCCATAATTTCTAAAAACTGCTCATAATGAATTCTTTCTGTAATATTTAATGCTGGTATATCAAATGATTTTAATGACCATTTATTATCTATAACATCAATATTATCCGTACTATGTAAAAGTACTCCTGAACATAGCTCTTTATTATAATAGTAATAATCATATCCATTTTGGCTATCAGAATCAAGTATATCTATTTTCTCAAAGCCAAGATCTATTAATTCTTCTTCAGTCATCTTAATCTAAATTTTTATAAATAATACTAATGATGATTACACACATGCAATCAATCATCCCAGTTATGATACCCTTCATCTCTTAAACTATAAATTATTAAACCTACAATTATAACTACTATAATTGCTCCAATTACAAATTCCATTATTTATCTTTTTTAGGTAAATATTTTTTCTCAAATTTCTTCCAACCTTTTGGATCAAACTGTGTGACAAGCAAATCAAGTTTTATTTCTTCTTCATGTTCATCACACATTCCAATCCCTTTAATATCCAAATCAGGACTATACCTTTTGGTAGCAGGAGCTCCACATTTAATACATTCCATTAGTAATTAAATTGTAATTCATAATCAGATAAAATCTCTCGAATTTTATCTCTTAAACTTTCATAAGATTCATATAACTCAGGAGAAAGTTTCTCATTATACTTGGTTTCATTTCTTAAATGTTGATCAACATCAAACAAAGCCATTTTCCATTTGTGACCATCTAATGCATTTCTTGCATCATCTGCTTCTTCTACAGAATCAAACTTTAAAATTATTTCTGCCATTGCCCAATAAATGTTTCAGTGTTAATAATATCTCTAATATAGTCAATTTCACTATATTTTTCATTATCAAGAGTCCATAGTCCCATTTCTTTTATTCTTTTGTCTCTTAAAGTAATTATAGAATATCCAGTAAGATAAGAATTATCTTCATCATTACTGCTTAGCATTCCAATAAGATTTTCTTTTTCTATTTGAGTAATATATCCGGTTTTTACCAATAAATTTACTTCAGATAAAAAGATAAACGGCCTAAATTCTCCTTTCTTTGTACCATGTGTGTACATATACCACAGATACCCCATATTACTGTCTTCTACTTTACATACCATATGATGTTCATGGCATATATTTTCAATCAAACTTGTGATCTTCTTGTCTCTAAACACTTTTATCATGATACTAAAAATTTAAATATTGCTTTTAGTTTATTGTGTTCATCTATCAACCATTCTGGAGTAAATACTTCAGTATGCTCTACAAAGTTAACTCTAGTATGATACTCAAGATCATGTGTAAAGTTTACTACCCAGATATAACTGATGTAGAGTTTAAATTCAAGACTCACATTTACTTCCTTTGAAATAAATGTATAAACATGATGATTAACCTTAGATCTATGAAATCCATACTTTACAAGCTTTTTACCTATTAATTCTGTTTCTCTAAGTGTCATACATTCTATTCTGATTTAAAGGGTGAAATTCCTAATTCTATTTTTCCTTTGTGTTTTGACTTTTCTCCTGTAAAATGTACTGAAGAAACAGTTCCCCATACTTTTTTGCCGTTTCTTATAAAATACATTTTTGCACCTAAGTCTGGTTGTCCTAACTTGTTGTAAGTTTCGGAGTCAAAATATCTTTTTGCCATTGCCATTCTATTCTGATTTAAAGGTTAATTTTTTCTACTCTTTCTTGCTTTAGCCATAACTTCATCAGGATGGAAAAAGTAATCTAAGAAACATTTTTTAGAACAAAAATGCTTTAGTCTTGATACAGATGTCATAAGTTTAACTGAAGTATCAGTGTCTTGATTATTATTATAATAATTCAAGTCC